GTGTCTTAGCCGCCTCAAAAAAACGACCACCTTTGACCAAATTGCACTTTTGGCATAATTGCCTCAAATTCCACAATTCATCGCTCCCGTTCAATCGCTTTGGAATTACATGATCGATGTGCATCTGGCCTTCGGTAGTACCGCACACCTGACAGCACCCGTCACGCTTGAGCACCATCTCTCTGATCTTACGCCAACGAGCTGTGCTGCCACCTGTCCAGTTGCGTGACATCAATGCCACCCATGCTTTCGCCAATGTGCCAAAGCACCATTGCAAATCTTGCCTTGATACCTGTGGTCGATGTATCTCAATGTCCAGTCAATCATCCGATACCCATCAAGGTTTCGATACTTTGTGTTGCGCATCTGGCCTAAACCAAAGTGATTGCCATTAGGATTAATGGCTTCAACACGCCAATTGCTTTCTTTTGTAATTAGGATGTCAAAGCATTTCATCTCTTGCCAGTTCACAATTCTTGAGTGAGCATAGAGCTTCAATGAATCAATTGATGGTTTCTTTGTTGCATCTTGTGTGGCACTTGCCGGTGTTGTGATAACAACACATAGCCCGGCCAATAGCACCAAGCATCGCTTGCGAGCTATCCGCCTCAGCGGCTCGCCCACGAGCATGGAGCGTAACAACAAAGTCAAATACCGCGCAACATTGAGCGTGCTCTTGGGCGTTGCGCACAACCTGTGGATGATGCCTGTGGATAACTTAATCATGACTTACCCCATCCCGTGCCTTTGAATACAGCTCCAACATTGCTCCAAATGCGTGTCATTGGAATCGCACACGCCATGCAATTGCCAGCATCGACATCACCATCAGCATCGATTGCACGATTGATGATTGCCATGGTGCCGCATTGATCACACTTGAATTCATAGCTTGGCATCTGATAGCTCCTCAATCCTGTCATCATCGACAAGCTTGATCCCAAATGTGCCACATCCCATGCATTGAGCAAACCACTCATGCTCTGTTAGTTCAGCACCTTTCTTGAGGCCGTGGCGTTGCTTGGCCTTGCCGTAAAGCTTTTTGCAGATTGAACAATCAAATTGAAGGATGTGCATAATTGCTCCTTTGTAAAGTCTCAATGGGTTGTAGGTTGATTTGTGGCACGCTCCAATTGTTTTGTGATGCGTTTCGGTAGCGTGGTTTCTTAGCTACAGCCACCGGCATCCAGCCCACGATGTGCATTTTTGGTGAGTTACCTGTGACCAATACAGCAATGTCACGATCATGGCGATCCGATTCCTGAATCCACAGATTTGATGCTGGATTGGCCGACCATTTCACCTCAATGTGCTGGCCGACATCTGCCTGAGACTTATCCCATGTGATGCCCGGTGCGTAGTCATAGCCCAATCGCCTTGCCACTACCCACTCAGCTGCCATTGATTCGGCCATCTGTGCCACATACTCAAACCATGACAGGTTTTTGACAATCCGCGATGAGTGATCTACAGGCCTATCCTTGCAATGTTCGATGGCTGCAATCACGCATTGGATCTCATCAGCTCTTTCGATCATCGGCAATCACCGCAAAACCAAATGACCTTTTCGTGGTGGTCATAGCCTTTTTGGTATCCGAAAGAATCAAGCCTTTTGAGCTGTGAGCATTTGTCGCATTGCTCAATTTTGTACTCTGACACGATCTCGCCATTGCACATCAGCTTGGCCATCATTTGTTGAGGATAAAGGATCTCTACATAGTCGCTCATACTTGTGGCTCCCATTTTCCGGTTGAGCGTAAGACATACCAGCGAGGTGTGCATTGGGTTGCCTTTGTGCGCTCTGTGCAGAAATAGCCGCCCCATGACTTTGGAGCACCATCATGAGATTGCTTCCAGATCATGTGCCCATGTGAGCATTGCGGTGCCTCTTGTACAAGCTCTCCACCCAATTGCTTGGCAATTTCCTCCATCGATGATCCAAGCGATGGGATGCCTGATTGTTCAGCTTCATCGGCTGTTTTGTAGCTTGGGATGTCTCCAAATTTGGTTGTCCAGTAATCATCCTCAACCGGCTTTGTTGCATCATTGATCTTGATTTGCTGCATCTGTTCTTTTGTGACTTTCTCCGTGCCACCCATAACCAAGGCCATCACGCGCATCAAAGCTGATGTGACAGTATCCTCAACAAACCAGCGTTTCATGTTCGGGTTGTACGCCTCGCGATAGCCGAAACCATAATCAATGCCGGCTGGCTCTGTTTCCTCTTGATTGCGCCATGCCTTAGCTTGTACCAGCACAAAGCCTTTGTCGGCATTGAATTCAACGATGTGAGCTTCCAATCGGCCTTGAGCAAATGTGGCAATCCAGCGATCTGTGCGCTCTTTGTTGCCTTCGTAGTTTTCTAGAAAGCCGGCCATTAGTTGTTCACCTTGTCAATCTGTGAAATGTGGCGAGATACAGCTCTGCCGCGTGTGTAGCCTTGTCGCTGGCCTTCCTTAAATCCGACCGCGTAGCTCATGACAGCCCAAAAAGCACCAGCAATGACCATAAAGATCACAATTGATAATTCGTTCATTTCTTGCTCCCGTTTCTGGGAGCCGCTTATCAGCTCCCGAAATAGAGAGTGACAGGATCAGCCGACAAATTCAACAATCACGCTCAAATCATGGCGTGTCGCTACCAGATAAACGCCTTTCAATGGCTTTTTCGTATTCTGATTTTTGCTTGTCTTTCAAGCCGTTGGATGCTAAGACACCACCCAATGACCCGGTGAGAAAAATTGCCAATGTCTTGAGCAGATCGATGAAAGCTGCATCATTGGGAGCTTGTGCGCCAATTGGCTGTGTCACAAAGATCAATGCGTATGTGATGCCGAGAGTCACAATCAAAAACACAATTGACAAAACCGCACCAATGAGAAACATCAAGCGCGCTTTAATTTCCTCTTGGCTCAGTCTGTCTCTGTGTTTAGAAGCCATCGCCTACCAAATCCTCCGAACAGGTACCAGTCACCTTGCATTGCGGTTTTTGGCACTCTTTGTTTTCCCAATTTTCATGCAATTGGCATGGGTATCGCACCCAACCATCGTAACCACAGGCGGTGAGGCTTAGCGAAAGGACAAAGGCCAAGCCTACCGCGAGTGATTTCCGGATCATTTCCCCGTTGATCCGAAAGCTGTATCAGCTGGGTTTAACCATCGCAAAACAACAGGCACGACAGCTGCAACGCCACCCATTGCCATCGATTTGAGATCGCCACCAGCCATGTACACGGCCAAAGCTGCAGCTATGTATGAGCGAGCCCATGAGGCCGCCATTGCTTTGAGTTCGTTCATTTGTTTTCTCCTTTTGGTCGATCTGGTAAATCACCAGAAAAAGGCTCATAAGCTGGTCGGCCGTAGCCGACAACAAATGAGCGTGCTCCCAAAGTTCTTGATTTGACCATGACTTCGCCACCATTGCGCTGACTTCCCGAACCGCCTGATGTGTTGCCTTCGATAGTCACAATCTGTTTTTCCGATGCTCGGATAACCAAGCCAATGTGATTGATTGTTTCTTTGTCATCGATGATGAAATCAAAGAAAACAAAATCACCAATCTTTGGTGTTGTGTGCCATTGCTTGTTTTTCTTAAATGCCTCAGCACCAGCTCTTGTGCTCACGACATTTGGCACCTTGACCCCGGCTTGATGAGCACACCAATTGAGAAATGATCCACACCATGGAAGCTTGTCGGCTTTCATAAATTTGCCGTACTTCGTCTCATTGTTGCCTGTTTCAATTGTGCCAACCTCAGCCAGCGCAACCTGAATCAAGCGCGGCAATGTGCCTTGTGGGAAATTACTCATGGAGCGGTTGGAAATTCCGCATCATCAGCCAATCCGCCTTGAGCTGGCAAATCGCGCAATGCTTGCCGATACTCAGCCCACGCGCCTTTGTCAGCTGGTGAGTCTGTAATCTGTGTCCAATCTGTACGAGATAACTCAGCATTTCGCCAAAGCTTTATTTGTTCCCATTTTTGTTCATTTGTAGCATCTGGAAATCGTGGGTTAAATGTAAATGTCATAATTACGCCGCCTCATAGATAAATTGTGCAGTAAAATAATCACCAGTTGCCCAAGTAAATGGAACAGTCGCGCTTGTTGCGGAATAACCAACATAAGTTCCGCTTGCTGTAGTTGGATTTAGATTAACAAGATTTCCACCACGATAATCCACTAATCCTAAAAAGGCTTGAGTTCCTGCATCTTCCATGTAAAGATTGCCCAAAACTGTTGCACCTTGCGTGTTTCCAGAAGCAGAGACAGGCATTGTTGAAAAAATTCCTCCAGTTATTGCAGAAGTGGATCCGAAACTAAATTTTAATTTAGCAAATACAATTTTTCCAATTTGTACATAACTTGCTGCAAAAGATCCATTACCTACTGTTAAGTTTGTTATGCTTGGTGTCCACGCGGTTGGCGTGCCTTGCCATTTTAGTCCAGTTGCTTCACCGCTTGCAGCAACTAAAACTCTGTCATTTTCACCAACTGCAAGGCGAGCAGGTGTATCTGCTCCCGTAGCTGCGATTAAATCGCCTTTGGCATCCACAATTGTGTTTTGGATTGCGTTGGCATCATCTGATGTGACCCATACAAAATCCATGTCGGTGTTTGAATTCTTTGAAAGTACCTGTCCGGATGTGCCGCCTTTGAGATCGGCCAGCGATGTATCAACCGCCTGACCAAATACCTCAAAATCAGCCGGCAAATCCGTGACCAAATCAACGGGTGTCGGCATTTGCCATCCAAAATTGCTTGTTGGATTTGCCATGTTTTCTCCTTACGCTACGACTAGTGCATCAGCCCATGTCAGGCTGCCGCTGATTGTGTTCCATTGCTCTGAAATTGCGACATCTTGCCATTGCATGGCTTGCAATGAAAATGCCAATGGGGAAAGAATAGCCGTGACAGAGATTGTGTTATAAGAGGCACGCCATGTCCATCCTTCGACAAAGCCCAAAAATGTACCGGCTGCCATGTTCAGCGGTAGGTCGTTGATACGCATTGGCAATCCCATGAAAATGTTGATCAATGCATCCCGGTCGGCATCATCGATTTCTGGATTGGTAAGCTCAAATGTGATTTGGTTGAAATTGGCCTGTGGATAGGATCGGAGCGTTAGGTAAAAAGCCGCCTGATCCTCGGCATCGCTGGCATTTTCAATCGTGGTCGTGATGATCTGAGCTAATTTGCCATACAGGCCAATCGATGTTGCATCAGAATCCACAACTTCGCTGGTTGAATTGTTGCCATACCTCAACACAATTTCGTTCCGGATGTCACCCGATCGAGTCTGGATCGATAATGAGCTGGCAATTGCTTGAGCGGCTGATACATCGGTATAGCCATTATTGGCCAGATAAATTGATCGATGATCTGCCGAGGCATAGGAAATTTGGCCCAATGGGTTTTCGTAAATGTAGCCCAATCCTGATGTTGCCAAAGCTGAGACCAAAGCATAAACATTTGTAGTTTGTGCACCGCGGTTGGCTAACTCGTAGCTACCTGGTGTATCGATCTGACCTAATCCGGTGTTTTCCGCATCTTGCCATTGAGTCGTTGGATCGTATGTGCTCCATTGCAAAGCTGCCGGCACTTCGTTCCATGAGTTTACTAAAAGATCGGTAAGAATTGACAGGATTTGATCACCATCGAAATCCTTGGTCAAAACGCCTTGAGTTAAAGCCTTTGGCAATCTAGCCAATGCACCCAAAGCCGTGATGCTGACGGATTGATTGATGCCCACAACACCTGATGACACAATACCGATGTCAAATTCCACAACAGTTCCACCAAAGATTGGCACAAATGTGGCTGTTGAATCTTGCAATTCAATAGTGACACCATCATTGATTTCGATGTCCACAATTGATTGATCAAGGTTTATCAGCTCTAAATTTACATAGCCGGCTTGGGCTTGCTCATAAATGTTTGTCCGGCCTGATGTGATGCCAAGATTTGCCAAGGCGTAATTGGTGTATGTGGTGCCACCAATAATCACACGCCAGACAGGATTGAATTGACTCATGCTATTTGCAGGTTAGTTGCGCCACCTGTGCCGCGATAGTAAGAATCATTGAGTGTGTCAATAATTGTTCGTGCTGTGCCTTCTTTGTCGAAAGCTCCAGTCACAGTCAAATTGATGGTTGTTCCAACGCGATCAGCTTCCTCACCGATTCGGAAACGACCCGGATTGAAATTGCTTGAAACAGCTGTGTTGGCTGCCGCTGCCTTGGCTGCCGCTGCCGCTGAGGCTGCGACAGTTGCAACCGGTGTTGGCGTAACAGTTGGCGTGACTGTGACAGTCGGTGTCGATGTGGTTGTGCCAGCTGGCTTGAAACCGCTCGGCAATGATGCTGCCGGCACCGAAATGCCACCCGTTGAGCTTGATCCAGTCGATGAGCCAACCTTGCCAATGCTTGCAATGTCTGGCCCCGGCTTGATCAAATTGAGGCCTCTGATGACTAAATTGATGCCATCAATTGCGGTGTTGATAATGGTTTTCAAAGCACCTAAAACATTTGAAATTAGATTCAAAACTGTGCTGGCTACTGTGCCGGCAACATTGAAAGCTGCTCCAATGACATTGCCAATGATTGGTGCTGCCGCTTTGACCACATCAAAGAAAGCCTGAAATTCATCTTTGTTTTCAATAACTGTGTTTTTGATCTTGTCGAAAGCTGATCTTAAGCCTTCAAAGATTGGCTGCACAAAGCTTTTGATGGAATTTGCCAAATTGCTAAGTGTTCCACCCATGCCATCTTTTTTGTCTCCAAATGCATCCGCAACCTTTTGCACAATTGGGATCACCTTGTCGGAAAATAAAGTAGCCAATTCCAAAACCACAGGCAAAAGCGCGGTGCCAATGGTTGTTTTTGCGTTTTCCAATTGAGCTGTGAGGATTCTGGTTCTATTTGCTAGACCATCGCTGGTGCGCTCAAAATCGCCTTGTGCTGCACCTGTTTGCTTGTAAATCAAAGCTTGAGCTGCCAACACCTTTTGCTGTGGTGTAAGCGCATTTTTGGTGGTGCTGATGATTCCCAATTCCAAAGCGGCTTGGCGCAATGATGCATCATCAAGCAAAACTCCGTATTGGCGCAATGGTTCAGCCTCGCCACGCAATGCCGATCCAATGGCGTTGATCGCTTGCTCCGGTGATGTGTTATTGAAAGAAGCCAGATCGGATGAAAGCTTTACAAAGTCAATTGAGAATTTGCTCAAATCCTTGCCGCTTAGTCCGGCAGACTTTCCAAATGTGGCAAATGTAGCTGCGGCATCCAATGCCTGTTGCTTTGTCTGGCCTAGTGAGGATGCGGCACCATCGGCAAATTTCTCAATGTCGTCAGCTGTGTCACCGAATAAAACGCCAACCTTTGAGATTGTTTCGGACAAATCGGATGCAGCTTTGACGGCATCCACACCAATTTTGATTGCCATTGCACCAGCTGCGGCAGCCACGGCAGCAAAAGCCAGCGCGGCTTTCTTGCTAAAATCACCGATTTTGCCGGCAAATCCATCGACATCCTTTGAGCCTACATTGAGGCTTTGCTTGAGTTTATCTACATCAGCAAGGATGGAGAGCTTGAGTGTTCTTGATCTTTCGGCCATCACCACTCCTTCAAAATCTTAGAAAATGCATTTTCCCACTCTTTGATGATGTGTGGCTGTTCGGCACGCAATGTTGGATAGATAAAGTATCCAAATGATCCAATGCCTCCCGGAGCTTTACCAGACCAAATCGGGAATTGCTTGAATCTCCGTGATCCAAATTCAAAGCCTCCCCAAAGCTGTTGAGTTGTACCGCCACCGCTGAATTTCTGAGATACAAAGCCGTAGCTGATCTCACCGATCTTTGATGACTTACTTACACGCGATCCTTGTGCAATGCGTATTGCGGCTCTATTTGGGCGGTTGGCAGCTGCATTTGTGACTTTTGATTGCAGATAAGTAGCCAAGCCATTTGACACGCCTTTAGCCTCGGCAACAGCTTCATCATCCATGGCTTTGAAAGCTCTGATGATGCCGCGCAAATCACTCTTATCGTAAGTGATTGGTTCAGTTGCCATTTTTGATCCTTAGTATCTCAAAAGCGGTTAAAATGTCCTCCGGTGTTTGAAACTCTGATGGTGACAATCCCGTATCGATAGCCAATTCCCAAATGATCCGGTTTATTGATCCGGATTCGTAGCTTTTGGGGTATCGGTGTCTCCCATGTTGATGTCAGCAACAGTCTCACACCAGACCTCAAAAGGCTTGACAGGTTTTCCAGCTGCCTCGCGCTTCATGGCGTGATAAGCCAAAAACATCAAATCAGCAATTCCCAATTTCTCAGAGACTTGCTGGATTGTGTTTCCAGTTTTGTTTTCCCATTTCATCCACTCCGGTGGGAGCGCGGTATAGGTCGCGCTCTCCCCCGTAGCGAATTCGATTGTGATTGGTAGTTTCATGCTCCCGATTTCCTTTCACTATGCCAATGTAGGTGTTGTCACACAGGTAAAGCTCATTGAGACAGTCTGTGCATCTGGTGCTGTTCCTCCAGCTGATGGAAAGATTGGCTGAACAGTAAAATTGAAAGTTGTGCCCGGCTCTGTCTCAAGGATTACAGCCAAAGGTGTATTTGGTGAATTCTCAGCTTGATTCCAAAGCATTTCGCAAAGCGATGAAGCAACGCCCCAATCCGCCAACATCTCAACAGCAAATGTGCCTTGAGTATCGGTTGTGTAGTACGCCTTGCCATCGAGTGTCTGGTATGTGTTGATCGTTGAATCAACTGTGAGGACGGCTGAGGTTGCTTGTGCATCAAAAGTATCCCCATCGATGCTGAAGCTCACATTTCTGCCGGTGATGATTGTTGTGGCCATGTTGTCTCCTATTATTGGTTGTAGTATGTGGATACTTGGAGATCGGCCGTGAGGTACTTACCGGCACCGACTTCCAAAGGTTGAGGCTGATTTACATCTCCGACTTCGTAACCATTTGGCATTGCCGCAATGATTGAAATCATCAATGTTTCGAGATTGTCCAAAGCTGCCGCATTGTTGGCATAAGTCACAACACCAGTCACAGTCAGATTGACCTTGACTTTGGTTGTGTTTTTTCCAATCAAAACGCTTTCAAAATAAGGTGCGCCCGGGATTAAGCAAATTGATGGGCTGGTCATCGTCTCTGGGATGCCGTTGTACACATTGGCGGCAATGGATGAAAGAGAATTCTTAAGAGGTGTGCGGATCGCGGATTCGATGCTCATTGTGCCATCGTTTCGACATCAAGAAACGGCCCGAGTAAGCCAATCACTCTGTTGCTTAAGCTGCGGCCGAGCACAAATGGTGACGGCTGAAAAGTATCTGACATCATTTGGTTGCCCGGAGCTGTGATGCTCTGGAAAATCTCAACGGCAACAACCAAGATTGCATTTTCGATTGGTGGTGTGGATGCGTACAGCTGCGCTGCCGATGATCCACTCAATGTTGCGGTTGCCGCTGGAATAAATGGGAGCGGATAGTCGCGATCAGCTGCGGCTGTTGCAGCTGTGAAAAGGTAAGGCTCAATCCGATCATCGGTGACTGTGTAGGTCGCGCTATAAGTTCCGGCTCCGGTAACAACAACAGATTGACCCGGCACAAAGTAATTTGGCCGCATTGTGGTGAAATAAATGACGGAATCATCCACATTGGCAAAAGTCACCGATGATTGGTATTGAGTAAGTAAAGGCAAAATCGTCTGTTCAGCTGAATCAATAAATGAATCAAGCTGTGCATCAGAATACAAAGAAACCGAGACACCAAGGATCGACCTCAGCTGTGAGGCTGTGACAATTGCTGGCATCTCGGTTCCTTTCGTATCAACAGCGTTCGGGAGCGACCGCCATCGATGATTGATTGTTAATTAAGCGAGGTTGTTGAACTGTGCGCCATTTGGCACCTTGGCTGCGAGTGCTCCGTAGCCGTAGTACAAAATGTCGATGGTTCCATCGCTGTTTATGTTACTTCTCAGCGTAAAGCGAGGTGCCTCATACCATGTGTATGAATCTGGGTTCACAACTACCATTGATGAATCGCCATCAGCTGTTGTTGTACCAGCGTTACCAAATGAGCGTGAAACATAAAGGTTCAGACCCGGTGAAACTACACCGCGCAATGAATCTCCGCGAACATTTCCAGCTGCGTTTGATGGTTGTGCTGCATTGTAAAGAGGTGCGCCATTGTCGTTGTATCCCATGATGTTGCCCCATTGTGTTGGAGAAACGATCAATGAGCGAGCAAATCCAAGTGATGAGCCATAAACAGCTGCGGCTGCCTGAGATGTGTATCCAAGGAATCCTGTTGCTGAATTTGCTGCCTGTGCTGTTGTTGTAGTGACTGCCGCTTGCATTGCTGCCAATGCATACTCATCAGTTTCCTTTGCATAAGCAAATTCGAGATTCTGAAGCAATGCTGTCAAATACTCTGGACGGCTGCGGTCGATCAATTCAACTGTTGAAATTGCGCGGCCTTTGAAAGGCTGAACATTAACGGAAAGAAATGTCGCTGAAAGTGATGACTCTGTGATTGCGCCATTTTCTGCGATTGGCAAAACTGTTGGCACAGCGGTTACACGAGGCAATTCAAATGTCATGCCTTCTGCAACTAATGTTTCACGGCTGATGCCATCGATGCAACCACGATCAGCATTTGCAAGTGCATTAATAACCTGTGTGCTTTGCGGTGTTGGAATCATGCCGGGAGCTGTTGATGTTGTGTTGTCAGCTGCCTTGACATACTGGCGTGAATCCTCATCATGCAAAACGCTTGCGCGTAGGTAGTGCTCAAGGTATGAGACCTTGTCCACAATTGGTGATCGTGGTGCCGTGTAGTAAGCCGGGCGTGATGCTTGTACAGGTGCGACCTCTGGAGCTGCTACCGGTTCAACGGCAGGAGCTACTGGTTCGGTAGTGTTGTCCATCTTGTCTCCTTCATTTGGGTTTGTTGTCTCTGTAACTGTTTCAGTTTCAGAATCCTCTGATGCGGCTACTT